ATATTTTTCCTTTATCTTAAGATTATATTATAACCTATTTTTCATTAATTGTAAATACTAGTATTTTAAGGGCAGGTTACGATTCCTACTGATCTTGTTCCTGTTAATTCAGGAATCCTTAATGGGCTCGTATCAACGCCCCGATCCGGTTACTCTATCACGTTTTGCTTGTACAGACTCAGTGAATGGATGCATCGAAACATGGGTTTCAATGGTAGCCTTTACAACCCGATAGCTTTTGACTCAGACGGTTGTTATAATTTTTGTGTACTTGTTTAGTATTATATCACATTAGTTTGATGTTGTAAACTATAAGTTAATAATCTCAGTTGAAACATCAAACTCTGCTTCATTGTAGATGTTGTAGCGAGCATAGAAATGGTTGAGAGTGTAGTTTTTCTTTTTTCCCTTTCGGATATCGTCGGCTATGTCATATACATTACATTTATCTTTAGAATCATGAAGACGAAGACCACGACCGATAGATTGAAGGACCCGCACTTGGGATTTAGTTGGGAATGCAAAGATGATATTATGGAGGTTCTTAATATTGATACCAGTTGAATATGTTTGATATGATGCTACAATTATGACATCATTATTAGCTTCAGTAACATCCCGGGTTTCCTCTCTTTCCTCAGCTTTAACCATACCAGAAATATATCTAACATTTTTCGTGGTTAATGCCCTAATTTGTTTAGTTAATGGAATACCGTGTTTCTCCACGTATTGAAAGAGAACTAGAGTATTACCCTCAAGGGACGTAGCAAGACGGGAAATAAATTGATTTCGTGCAGCATTAAGAACAAGATAATCACATTCCTCTTGATAAGTTTTAACTCGCATTGCTATCTTCTTATCGGGGATGGAATGATTTAGTATGAGGGAATTGATTTTAAGTTTTGATATTGTACCAGCATCCATTAATTCTTTAGTGCTAACAACCTTCTTGGGGACATCAAATAATCCAGAGAGAACTAATTTATTAGATTCGGTTCCATCAAGAGTCCCGGTTAATCCAAATCTGTACTTACAGTCCGGGAGTTTTTCCATAATGGACTTGAGTGATGCCGCTTTAGCCAGATGTGCCTCATCAACGAATATAACCCCAAACTTCTCAAAGTATGGTCTCTTTTCTTTATATACAGATTGCCACGTTGAAATATATATTCTCTGCCAAGAATCTTTATCTTTACCCCCCGTTATCATATGGCAATTTGTCTCCGGGTGAAACCCGTAGTCTCCAAAATCTTTAAACATTTGTGATACTAGGGATATCGTTGGTACCAGAAGTAGAATCTTTTCGTGTTGTTTGAGAAGATAATATCGAATTAGACAGTAAATGATTAACGATTTACCCGAGGCGGTAGGGGATACTAAGAGAGCTCTATTTTGCTTTATTGAATGATGTATAGCTTCAGTTTGATAATCTCTTAACTCAAGAGGAATATTCAAAGCCTTTATAAATTCAGTGACATCATCCTTATCTGTATTATTAGATTCGTCAAATATAGAGAATGTGTAACCCCTGGTATCAGCAAACCTAACCACCTCAAATTTAAGCCCGTAATATATAAGAGAGGTTTTGAGATTAAAGAGTCTTATTTTACCATCCCATGCTCTAGTTTTATACGCTGGCATAAACTTTGCACCAGGAACTTCGAAGGTAAAATGATCTGACAATTCTTGAGCTATACCCTTATCAGTCGATATGGATACAAAGATGTCATTTTTCTTGGTAATTATTATATCAGATTTATTGTTTGTTATATAATCCACTAATTACCTGCCTGAAACTTTTCCCACTCAATTATATTTCTAATGTGGAAAGATCTTGCCCCTATTTCTTTTAATTTTTTCTCGAGATCTTTTTCTTGTATTTCGAGAGATATCATTTTTTTCTTAAGTTCTATGACATCAGAATCACCTGAAATATACAAGGAGACGTCCGATTTTAATATCTTTTCTGGGAGAGGGGATTTTAAATAAACGTCGGGGTCAGCTTTCCCGAGGAAATATTTCCATTTATCTAGGTAAAGGACATCATATTCCATCCCATACCACTTAAGTTTAGCAAGAATCTCATTGTATTGATTCATGTACTTTGAGTATATTAAAGGTGTTTCCGCAGATTCTATAGTAAGTTTAGTTACATCAATTTTATCTAGATCCATTGAAACATTATACTACATTTCTAGCGAATTGTAAACTATTTTGCTCTCTCAAAATGGAATGATGTGTATTCGAAATCTACCGTTGCGATTGGGAATATTATACCGGCATCCGTTGTTGTGAGTTCAAGGGAACTAAGACTGGTTGGAAATGAATCTTTGAATGTGTAGGTTCCCACCAGTTTATGAGAAGAACTATGTATTAATATTTTTGAGTCTGATATGACCTCATTAATTTTTTCATATTCAGTGTCTCTTATACTTATTAACCAATCTGAGATTTCAACGTAATTTAATAAATCCTCATCAACGAGGAATGTTAATGATAACGGTGAAAATACTAGCTTATCGCCCGGATGTTTAACGTCGCTGAATCTAGTGATTTGAGGGGTAGCTTCGAGTGATATAGATGGAATCGACATTTCAGTACAAGAGAATTCTACTCGGGGAAATGATTTATTTACAAATTTGAAATGCGAATTATTATAAGGATTCATGGCAGTACCGAATTAAGATAGAGAATAATATTTATATTCAATCAAGATCAACTCCGATCGCTTGGGATATATTGGTGTACCCATCACGTTCAAGAAGTTCAGTGAGCCCCATATTAATTTCTGCAGAAATCTGTGGACCATGAAAGATCATGCCGGTGATAAGATGTATTAATGTTGCACCATTCCGTATTTTATGATATGCGTCCTCTGGTGTATCACAACCACCAATACCCACAACTATAAATTCATATTCAGAATCTTTAATGTGTTGGGCACATACTCTAATGATATGGTTTGTCATTGGTCTGAGAACGTGTCCGGACATACCACCCTTATCATAAGGCATAACTCTTTTTTCGAATTTACCTTTATGAAAAACGTGTGTAGTTATGTCATCCTCGGGAACTAAGTCTCTCTTGGTTGTGAGATTGCAAGTCAATATACCATTAATACCGTATTCATGCATAACATCAATCATTTCCCGAATTTCATCGTCCGTATGATCTGGTCCAATTTTACAATATAAAGGTACATCTTCAAGACCCATTAGTTCTCTGAGCGATCGCAACTTCAGCAACAATTCTGCTAGGTTATCCATATTAAAAAATGGATTAGCTACTCCTAGATTTGGGCAAGATAGGTTTATAGTGGTGTAATCACCAAAGGGAGCAAGTCTCTTATACGATGTTGTTAAATCCTCGATTGCCTCATCGGAACCAGAAATGCCATTTGTCGCAGATACAGATACACCACATACCCCATTAACAGATTTCCAATCAGATGCGATAGTATCTCTGACATGCTCCGAACCAGAATTATTCAGACCATACCATACATTAATAGACTGTGATTTGACAGCTCTCCATAGACGAACCGGTGGATTTCCGGGATGCATATGTTTTGAAAATGAACCGAGTTCAATACCAGAGAATCCGAGATCTTGGATAACCGAGGGGAGTACCCCATATTTATCAAATCCTGCAGAAATGAGGAGTGGATTATTATAATAAACACCATTCACATTCTGAATTAACATATCATTATCATAGCGATACAGGAATTTCAGCAGAGATTTCGAACCGGGCATCTTCTGAAGTGATACCATAATATTCTTAACTACATCGTGCGCTGTCTCTGGACAGAGTTTAAATAATATAGGTCTCAATAAAAACTTGTAAACATTCCTTTGTATCTTATATTTATTTCCACTTTTCATCTAGTCTATTTCCTGGGTTATGTTCTGATGGGAGTTCTTCGTATTTCTCTTTGGGGAGATGGTTAGCACCACAACCACCAGCTATATGATGATTAGCACCACAACCAAATTCCCCTTTTTGTGTATAGAATTGGGTTGATAAGGTTTTATCTATTTCTTTAAGTTCAAATAATTGTTCTGGTCTATCCGTCCATACTTGTGGACTTACGAGTTCCAGCATAGAGGCTGCTGATATATCAATATTTTTTTGGATAGCATCCCCACCCAAATAAACCGACACTAATGCGCCAACTGTTAATAGTGCTTTATTTCGTTTTTTCATAGCATTATTTATACCTTTCAAGTAAAATTATATTATAATACATTTTCTTGTAGTTGTAAACTCAAATTTCAAATTTCCTTCGATTCTCGGGGTCATCAACGAATAATGTGTTGTGAATCCACAGGTTTATATCAGATAGAACATTTTTAGCCTGAAGATCGTGAAGAAGCATGTGATAACCATTGTCATATGTAATCCTTTTAAGCATGGATTTATTTTGAAGGGATTCGACCCATTTATTCATAGCGTAGGGTGGAATAACTTCATCCTTCTCACCATACAGGAGAAGTGTGTTAGTATTTAATTTAGTTGATGCAAGAAGAGCATCATCCATTAAATTAACGAGACCCCAAGCAGTTGCGATAACTGTTTTTTTAATAATCATTGGGTCTTGTCGCATAGATCTAAGCATGGGTACATTATCAGATGGGGTAATTGATCTCCCCGCGATAGAAGCTCCACCACCTATTTGCACCCACGGAATAGTATGTGCAGCTATCCAGAGAGTCACCCTCTGAAACCATGACATTACTGCCCTTCCTCTTACTGCTGGAGCAACCAAAATTGCACCGTTAACCTCGAGATCAGTTGATGAAAGTGTTTTGAGAACTACTCCACCGCCCATAGAGTTACCGAGTACGAATATTGGCATATCTTCTTCTTGAGATTTTAGGAGAGTAACCAATGAAAATAGATCATCAGCCATTACCGTCCCACCGTCCCAATAACCACGGGAATTGGTACCACCAAACCCCCTTTGATCATAGGCTATAGTTTTAATATCATATTTAGCAAGATATTTACCGAGTGTTCCGAATGAGGAGGAATAATCGTTGAAGCCGTGAAGGCATACGAGAATTGCTTTGTGTCTTGATGACTTGGATTCCCATATTCTTAATGGGTGTTGATAACCGTCAGAAGCAATAAAAATGGTGTTCGTGAGGAATGCAGAATTTGTATTTTTATGTGCTTTTGGAATTGGACTTGAAAATCTAGAATAATTGTAAATAGTCGCCACCCCTGTCATAAGTATTAATAATGCCAATATGTAAATAATTAAACGATTGACCACCGAAATCATAAAAAAAGGGGGTACAATTTGTACCCCCCTTTCAAATTATTGTATCTAAGATTAGATAGCAGTAACTTTATGCTGCAATGATATCACCAACCTGAACTCTACGATAGTACGGGTTGTTGTTAGCAGAAGATGCATGATGTGGATCAGCCTCAGCACCAACAAATGGGTTATTAACCATACCATAACGAGTTTTGAATGCAATTTTAGGTTGGAATGTATTTTCCCCAACAGCTTTCATCATTTGTAATGGAACGTATGGGCAATAGAACATACCAGCATCATATTGTGATGAACCTTTATAACCAACTACAAAGTAATCAGCTCCAGTTGCATACGGGTCAACAAATACTTTGATAGTACCGTTTAAAGTACCAACAAAAGAATTGCCAGTTGGATCGACATTACCAGCTGGGTTGCCAGAAACTCCACCAAAATCAAGTTTACCAACCATAGCTAATACAGATGCTACGTTAGCAGAACAGATTAAGATGTTACCTTTACCACGGCGTGTTTCGAAAGCAATTTTATTTGCTTCTTTTTCGATCCAAAACATTAAGCCTTTGTATTTTTCAACAGACCAACGACCATCTAAATCAGCTGAAACGATGACACCAGGAGTTGTAGCATCTAGAGCACCCCTTTTAGCATTAATATAAACAGTACGAACCATTTCGCGGTTAATCTCTCCAAGAATTTCTTGAGATAAGATATTCGCCAATTCTGATTCAGCATCAAGACCATGAATAGCTTTAAGATCTTGTGCTAATTCCATTGTATACTCTGCTTTTAGAGCGCGAGATTTAACAAATACAGAAGTTGATTCAATAGAGAACGCCATTTCGCGGAAGTGTGTAGTACCATCACCAAGAGATTCAGCTGCTGGTGTAGTCATACCTTGACCTCTGGTATATGCACCAGGGTTGTATGCAACGTCGCCTCCAGCTGTTGTACCAGTAGCATCATTTAATACAGATGGATCTGTCCCGGCATGTACATGCTCTGGCGCAGTTGATTGATCTCCAGAAAAATCTGTATCAGGTTCATCGTGAAGTGCTTCTGGGTTAGAAGTGGCTTGTCCTGTATATCTAGATTTCATTGCGAAGATAAGACCAGTAGGCCCTTTCATTGGTTGCACACCAGCAATATCATAAGCAATGAGGTTAGGCATTGCACGACGAACTAAGCTAATTAAAACTGGATCCCAATCAGCGATTGGAGCACTACCACCATGAGTGTGGTTAGTTGGTGCAGCTTCTTGAAGATTGTGTTCTTCGCGAAATGCTTTTTCTTGGTTTTCTAGAATGACTGTAGTGACCGCCCGTTTGTAAGGGTCTTTGATCTCAGGAAGATCAGCATGCTCAAGAACTGGCTGCCATTTTTCATTCAATTGTTCTGTTTGGAACATTGTGTTTCTCCTTATGGATTATTTATTTTTTGAAATTGCCGCCGCATAGGCAGCCATATTATTACTCAAGTCGGGTGCTAGAGTTGAAGGAATAGATTCTTCAATATTAGACACCTTTTCATCTTTAGGGAAATATTTTTCCTTAATAA